GTCGCAGAAGATTTTAAAGTTTCCATAATCGTAGAGGATTAATGGATAAAAAGAAAATATTATTAGAAATGCAACAAGATATGTTGTTATTTGGGCGTATGGTGATGCCCAATATGTTTAGTAGTGAATCACCACCCTTTCATTATGACCTAACTAAGGAACTACTCAACAATGATGAAAAGCAAATAAACATTATTGCTCCTAGAGGTCATGCAAAAAGTTCGGTAGCAGCTGGGATATTTCCTTTGTTTCATTTAATGTTCACTCCTGGTGTGAAGGTAATCGTATTGGTTTCCCGAACACAGTCCCACGCTACCAAGCTTTTAGGTACTATTAAAGATGTATTAGACTATTCTAAGGAGTTTAGATACTTTTTTGGATATTGGGGGATGCAATCTGCTAGGAAATGGACAAACACCGAGGTAGAGTTAAAAGATGGTAGCTTAATTGTATGTAAAGGTACAGGTCAACAGATACGTGGTATCAAACACGGAAATCAACGACCTACTCTTTTAATACTTGATGACCCTGAAGATGAGAATAATACTAAGACTTCTGAGGCAATGGAGTATAACTTGCGTTGGTTACTACAATCTGGTGTTCCATCGGTTGACCCGTTGACAGGGAGGATTGTGGTGATTGGTACTCCTCAACATGAACGTTGTTTGGTGGAAACTTTAAAAGAAATGAAGGGTTGGAACACAAAAGAGTATAGACCAGTGTTAGAAGATAATTATAGTTTATGGCCAGAAGTGTGGCCCGTAGAGAAATTAAAAGAAAAAAAAGAAGAACTAGAAAGTATTAATCGATTATCAGTGTTTTACAGGGAATACCTTTGTCAGATTGTTGGAGATGAAGATAATTTATTTAGAAAAGACGACCTAAAATACTACGAAGGATACGTAGAAAAAGATGAGCAAGGGTTGTCAACTCTCATCCTGACGAACCTTAATGGTGAGGAAGTAGAAGAGAGGAGACCTGTAAACGTGTTTACTGGTGTCGACCCTGCATCTAGTACAAAGAAAGGAGCTGACTACAGTGTCATATTTAATATTGCTGTCGATGGGGATAATAATAGGTATGTGCTTCCTTACTTTCGTAAGAGAGCAACGCCGTTGGATTTGGCAGATTCGATTATTAATAACTTCAGAAATTACAAAAGCACTAAAACACGTATTGAATCGGTTGGGTATCAAGAAATGCTTAGACAATATATCAAAGAACAAGCAGCAGAACTAGGTATGTTTATACCTGGTTTAGAAATAAAAGAAAATCCCAGAACTAGTAAATCATACCGATTAGAAAGTTTGCAGCCATTATTTGCAAACGGTAAAGTACACATACAAAAAGATATGCAAGCATTTGTTGACGAGTGCACTTTATACCCTAGGGGTAAGCACGATGACTTGTTAGATGGTTTCTATTATGCAAATAAAAATTGTTATAAACCAGCACATAAGTCAGAAGAAGTTAAACAAAAGAACCCTTGGAATAGAAAACCTAGTAAATCTTGGAAGTTATTGTAAATAATCCTTGACAAGAAGCTAAAAATTCCCGTAATTTTGCTATAGTACGTTTATGGATAAAAACAAGTATTATTTAACTTTTAATGAATTTATTCACAAGTTAGATAATTTAGATAAGGTAGAAATACCAAAAGGATACATAGCAATAAATGCCAAAAAAAATACAAAAAAGAATACAGGCAACCAGGAAACAAAATAAAAAAGACCTAGAGTTTGTTTTTGATTACAAGACTGGAGCTATAAATCAAAAAGAAATCCATGAAGAAGTACAAATAACCAGAGAGTTATTTACTGATTATAAAAGTGCTAGAGAACAATGGGCACAAAAATTTCAAGAATCTGTAGAGTTTAGAGCTGGTGCTCAATGGTCAAATGAAGAACGTGATGTTTTAGAACAACGTGGACAAGCACCTATAGTTGTAAACAGAGTACATCCTATCGTAGAGACTGCTAAATCTTTACTTACATACAATTCACCTCAATTTCGTTCAACAGGTCGTGAAGATTCTGACAGACAAACTGCTTCTGTATTTTCTGATTTATTTCAGTATATATGGCAAATATCGTCTGGAGACGAAGAATTAAAACAAGCTATTGACGATTACTATGTTGGCGGTATGGGAGTTTTACAAGTATTTCAAGACCCTGATGCTGATATGGGTAAAGGAGAAGTGTATATCAAATCCATAAATCCATTAGACGTATATATAGACCCAAATGCAAAAGATACTTATGCTCGTGATGCTGCTCATATTATTGTTACTACTTATATGACAGATGAACAAGCAATGCAAATATATCCTGAGTTTACAGATATAATTGAACAATCTAATTTGCATCCTGACGAAACAGACGAACATCCTGTTACAAATTTAGCAGCAACAGAAGGACAAGTATTTAGTACAGACGGAACTGAAACTGTTCACAATAGAAGGCAATACATAGAACGTTACTGTAAAGAGCGACACGCATACTATAATTGTTACGAACCTTTCTCTCAACAAGAACATTTGTTGGATATGGATGAATATAATGAATACATACAAACATACTATATCAAAGTTAAAACTGTAAAAGGCGAAGAAGTTATATTGTTTGAAGAAGAATCTGTAGAAGATATGTTTAAGATTATAGAAAAAGATGGTCCAATGTTTCATTATGTTTTACCTGACTTAGAATACGACCAAAGTGGACAACCTGTTCCACAACAACCTATAAGAGTTCCTGGAGAAGAAGATGAAAACAGTATTCCTGGTTCAACAACTTTGTTAATTCCATTAACAGTAGAAGAGTTGATAGGAATGGGTGAAATTGTTTCAAATGAAATAGAAGAATGCAGAGTAAAGCTTGTAGTAAGTGTAGGAGATAAACTTTTATACGAACGTTTACTACCAACAGAAGAGTACCCTATAATTACATTAATGAACATACATCACAGAAATCCATATCCAGAATCTGACGTAAGATTATACAGACCTTTACAGGAATATATAAATAAAATACGTTCATTAATTATAGCACACGCTAGTACAAGTACAAACGTAAAGCTATTAATACCAAGGGGTTCTGCAGATTTAAATGAAATTGAACAAGAATGGAGTAAAGCGGGAACTAGCGTTATTGAGTTTGACGCAGAGTTAGGTGCACCGATTGTGGCTGGCCCAGTCCCATTACCAAATGAGCTTTATAAAAATGAAGCTGATGCCAAATATGACCTAGAATATGGATTTGGTATTTTTGAATTAATGCAGGGTAGTGGTAAAAGTGCACCGTCTACTTATAGAGGAACGTTAGTTGTAGATGAATTTGGCCAGCGTAGAATTAAATCAAGAAGAGATGATATAGAAGGAATGTTGAATCAAGTTGCTAAAGTAGCAATACCATTAATGCAGCAATTATATACAGAAGAAAAAGTAATTAGACTAGTACAACCTAATGGAACAGAAAAAGAAGAACGTTTCAATTTCTATAAACAAATGGATAATGGAGATGTTGAAAGATTTCATGACATCGGAGTCGGAAAGTATGATGTAGTAGTTGTATCTGGCTCTACATTACCTACAAATAGAATGGCACTGTTAAATACTTATATGGAAATGTATAAGATGGGATTAATAGACCAAACAGAAGTATTGAAGAAATCAGAACTTGTAGACTTAGAAGGAGTGCTAGGAAGAGCAAGTCAAATGAAACAATTAATGCAACAAAATGAAATGTTGCAAGAAGAATTAAAACAAGTTAAGGGTGACTTACAAACAGCACAACGTGAAGAAGTACACGCTAAGAAACGACTTGAAGTAGAAAAATTCAGTGGAGAGTTAGACAAAGTTTCTAACAGAGCTGATATGGCAACCACGCTTTATAAAGCAAGGTTGAACGATGCAAAACAACAGTTGATGAGCTCGTCACCTGGCGAAATGGAACAAGAAGAAGATATTTTTGAGCCATTAGACAAGGACGAGAGTTAACGAGGAGAAAACAAAATGGAAAACAAAACAATGGACACAATGGATGAGCAAGTAGTAGACGGCCTAACGACTGAGCCAACTGCTAGTTCTGACGACATTTTTAACGAAATATTTGGACAAGCACAAGAACAGGTTGCTCCTGTCGGCCAAGAAGTAGTTCAAAATGAAACTGAAGAAACTCAATCTGTTATGGAACCAAAGAGCGACCCTGACCAATTTCAATATTGGCAAAGTCAAGCTGATAAGAGACAAGCAGAAGTAGATATGTTAAAATCACAAATGGCAGATGTTATGTCAAAAGTGAATCAACCTGATACGCCTGTTGCTCCAGTGGAGAAGGAAACAGTTTTAGAAAAACCTGTTAAACCAACAAAGCCAGCTGATTTCGACCGCTCTGAAGCTTTAACTGACCCTGATAGTGCATCAGCAAAGTATTTAGCTAGCCAAGAATCTTATTTAGAATCTATGTCAGAGTATGTAGCAAATTCAAATGAGCAAGTTATGGCGAGTATGACAAGAGCACAAAAAGAACAAGAGATTGCTTCTAGGAATCAAAAAGTTATATCTGACTTACAGTCAAAATATAGCTATACTCCTGAGCAAGCTAATGACTTTTTAGACCAAATGTCATCACCAGAATCATTATCGTTGGATAATTTAGTACAGTTACATCAGTTGAAATTGAACGAAGGTTCACAACAGGTTACACAGATAACCCCAGAAGCTCAACAAAAAGCTGCAGTAATGAAACAACGCAATGAAAAGCTAAGTATACCTAAACCTATCGGAGTACAGCCAGGAGCTAGTGACCAGTCGCCAAGTAAAAACGTAGAAGATAAAATGATGGATGCGATGATTGGAAGTTTCAATAAGCGTAATCCATTTTAATTTAAGGAGAAAAAGCGATGAGCGACGTATATTCAAGTAGCATCGGTGTAGGAATCAACTCCAGTGGGCAGGGGATTTCTATCGATGACAACAGACGAATGTTTAATTTCGGCGAAAGAATTGCTGAATTAAACCCAGCTGCATCACCTTTCTTTGCATACTTATCAAAAGTAGCTAAAAAACCAACAGATGACCCTGTTTTCAAATTCTTGGAAAAAAGACATCAATGGCAACGTAGAAACTTTAAAGTAACTTCTGCTGTAAGTGCAAAAACATGGTCATCAAGTGACGCAAGTCTAAACATTGTAGATGGCGACCAGTTATTCCTTTCAGTGGATTACGATGTGTATGGAAGAAAAGTTGCAGGTTCAACAAAAAAACCAGAGTTCCTAACAGTAGGACAAACAATAGCATTACAAGGTCTTTTCAAAGCTAATGGTTCAGGTAGTGGAGATGCTGTAATAGTATATTACAGAATTGACTCACTAGCTGATGCAGACGCAACTAAGAAAGACGTTAAAACTGCTTCATTTATTAAAGCTCTATACATTCCAACAGAGACTGATAGTGACAATGACCCTGAGTTATCAGGTGCAGTTACTATTGACGCTAACGATACTTTACAATTTGCAGCTGATGCAGAAGGTCAAGTAATTGGTTCAGCACACGCTGAAGGCGGAACAGCTCCAGACGGATGGAGAGATGAGTTCTATTCAAGAGAAGGATACTGTCAAATCTTTAAGACTGCAGTACCTCTATTCTCTGGTACTTCTTTAGCTACACGCTACAGAGGTGACGCAAACGAATACATGAGAGTATATCAAGAAAAACTTATGGAACATAAGATGGACATTGAGAATGCTTTATTATTCGGTTACGGTTCAGTTGATGAAACATCAACATCACAATCACGTAAAACATGGGGTATTTTACCTTATGCTGAAATCTATGGAAAAACTAAAACTTTTTCATATGCAAGTTCAGGTTACGATGAATTTGTGGATGCTATGTCAGATTTATTTGACCCAGAATCAGGAGCAGGTGGCCAGAAGATGGTTATGGCTTCTAGAGGAATTATGAACTGGCTTAACAAACTAGGTAGTACATCATTCTTAGGAAACACTATGGCTTATGCAAATAACCCATATAAAGTTGGTATCGAAAAAGGTAACCAACTATTTAATGGTGTTCCTGTGACAACAGTTGATACCCTTTATGGTACACTCAACTTTGTGATGCAACCACTATTTAGAGGTCCTTGGGCAAACCATGCTGTAGTTGTTGATTTAAACAACGTAGCATATAGACCACTTGCTGGTAACGGTGAGTCTAGAGACACTCAGATTATTACAAACGTACAAAACAACGATGTTGACGGAAGAAAAGACATGATTCTTACAGAAGCAGGTCTTGAAGTTCAATTACCAGAAACACACGCTGTTATGAAGTTTGCATAATAGTTGAATAAGGGGGAGTTGAAATATACTCCCCCAAAGAATTTTAAAGGAGAAAAATGAGTTTTCAAACAGATATAGAAGCAATAACAGGAAGCATTAGTAGTTATACTACAGAAGCAGATTCTTATTTAACAGAAGGTGTTAAGTTTATAGTAAAATATATTATGAACAACGAAGAAATAGAACCTAAGTTAACTACAACTACTGATTTAGATGGTAGTGGAGCTACTTTACCATTAGAAAATGTTATGAAAGTATGTAGCGTTACACGTAGTGACAGTGTAAGAAGTAGAATATGCGATGAAATAGACGCTAGAGAAAGACATGATTTAGATGATGCTAATAGTATTTATTATACAAGTAAGCTTGACCCTAAATATTATGTATTAAATAATACTTTACATGTATATCCTACTCCTACAAATACAGAAGCTGCTGCAGTAGAGCATATAACTCCAGATTCTAGTGTTTCAAGAAGTACAAGCACTATATCTAATTTACCAGCAGAGTTTTATAGAGGTGTTGTTTTATATGCGTCTCAACAAATGTTAAGAAAATTTTTAAATGTGAAGAATACTACACTTACAAATTTAACCAATGGGTTAGGTTCTATTAATCCGCCATCTAGCGACAATTTAATATCTACTATAATTTACAATGGTCCAGATAATGCAGACGTTGGTAATGGTGCTTCTGCTACCGTGGTAACTAATAGTGAAGCTATAGCTGCAACACAAAAAATAGATTTAGGAGCAGCACCATTATATGATAGTAGCAATACTAGTGCAGTAGATTTTACAACAGCTAATATTGGGGTAGATGCTTATTTAACTAACGAGGATGTGGAGTTAGCAGGAGTTGCATTAAGCAAGGCATCACAGCAATTACAAGATTTTCAAGCTGATATACAAGTTAAGGTTAATGAGTTTAATGAAGCAAATGTTTCATATCAAGGTAATTTAAGAGCAGAGCTAGATAAAGCACAAAGAGATTTACAAGCAAATATTGCAGATGCTAGAAACGATTTAGCGGCAGCACAAGCTACTGCACAATTAGCAACTAATGTATCTGTACAAAATCAAGCTGAAAAATCTCAAAGAAAAATAACAAATGCTTTGCAAGAAATGCAAGCATTGATGGCAACAAACCAATCAAATGTACAAAAATATCAAGCAGATTTACAGAAATATGGAGCAGAAGTTCAAGAAGCAGTACAAGATTATACATTAAATTTTCAAGAAGTAGTACAAGATTATAACTGGTTAGTACAACAACATCAAATTGTATCGCAGGACTTAGTGTTGTTTTTACAACCTTACGTAAAATTAGGAGCAAAAAATGAAGTTACAACAAATGATAGACCAAGTTAAAAAACATCATCCAGACTTAGGTAGTAACGAAATTATAGTAATGTTAAATGATGCTTTAGATGAATTTAGTGCAAGAACATTATTGCTAGAGGAAGCTACTCAGTTTGACACAGTAGCAAATCAAAGATATTATGGATTAAAAGAATCTATTTTAGAAATTAAATCAGTAGATATACAAGATGAAGATGGTAATGATGAAAGTATTAAAAGATTAATAGGTAGACCAAAATATAGGGATTTAGACAATGTCCAATAATCATTCAACTTCATACAATAGAAATATAAAACAAAATGTATATTGGGTAGAAAGAGATGCTATTGGCATAGCACTATACGACCCATTAGCTACAGAGTTAAATAGATTTACAAGTCTTTCAGTAGTAAGAACTGTTACACTTTATTATTATAAAAAATGTGCCCATTTTAATACATTGGATTCTACTTCTTCAACTATGGGAGAAGATTGTGAATTACCAGAACAATTTCATCAATATATTGTTGATAAAGCAATACAAAAAGGTTATGAGTACAAACCAGAGTTAATACAAATGGCACCGTATTTTGAAAGAAAATTTGAAAAAGGCGTTAAGGAAGGTAAGATGTATGCTAATAGAGGTCGCATTAGTGGGACTAGACATATTAGACAATCTAGTTATTAGGGGAAATTATGGCAAATAAATTAATTATTAAAAATTCTGTAGAACCACAAATACATACTACAGAAACTGTAGATACAAAAACATATACAAAATATAGCATTGAAAAAAATGTAGATAAAAATGGCGGAACATTTGAAACTACATTTGCTGATGCTAAAGCTAGGAAGATGGTAGGAGTAATTAATGTAACTGGTTATACTGCATTAGAAACTAATGCTGCTGCATTTGAAGGAACAGCCACTACTAGTGGTTCTGCTCCTAGTACAGTAAAAGCATTTTATGTTAAGTATGATAGTGTTGTTGGTACTGTAAATAATATAATAGTAAGAATTAATAGTCAAGACATGGCACATTTGTCATTGGGTGAATCGGTATGTATACCTGTTCACAATCTTGCTATAGCTAATTGTAAAATAAAAGCGTCTGCTTATCAAGATGGAGTTCATGAGGCAACAGCTACTATAGTACAGATAGGCGATTAATGGCTAATAATTGGAGAAAATATCAATTTGGATTAGCTTCATTATCAGATAATAATGGAGAATTTAGCGAATTAACTGATTCGTTTGATGACAATATAAACGATAGTTTTACAGATAGAGAAACACGATTTGATGTTTCTAAAGTAGATAAAAAAAGTGTAACGTCTACAATGACTGATAAAGAAACAATAGTAAATGTAAACATTTTTACAGATAAAGAAACTGTAATTAAACAACCAACTATTTTTACTGAAAAATCAACAGTAATTAATAGTTCAATATACAACGATAGGTAGGATATAATGGGTGGAAGTTTATCAAAACCAAATAAAATAAAGGATGTATACAAAAAAATAGTTTTTTTTGATGATAATAAATTAAAAATTGATAACGGTACGGTTGACGTAGTTATAACAGATGCTGAAAACTTTGGAGAAGATACCGTTGCAGAATTAACTGATACAAACATTACAGCACCTGCTAATGGAGCAGTGTTAAAATATGATGCAGCATCAGGTAAGTGGATAGACGACAATGACATAAATGGTGGAACATTTACATAAAGGGGTAAAAAATGAGTAATAGAATTAAATTAAAAAGAAATAGTGCTAGTGATTACGATAGTACAACGAGCTTTCCATCTGGTTTGCATTATGGTGAAGTAGCATTTCAAAATTATTATAAAAGATTATACATAGGAAAGTTAGATAGTAATACCACAGATAGTAACGCAGCTACTGTACATTTACCATTATTGTCTGATTTAACGTATGGTGATGGTATATCTGGAACTATAGCTTCTGGAGTTACTGATAATAGTGCAACAATAGCTTTAGATATTGGAAATATTAATACGGCTATAACATCAGGTTTGCATAACAGTCAAGACCATTTTGCATTATCAGATAATGGTTCTTTGAAAAAAATTACATTCGGTAATCTTAAAAATGCAATATACGCTGGAGTTACTGGAGGAGATGTTGTTATAGCTTCTGGAGGAGCAGCAACAATTCAAGCTGATTCTGTTGAAGGAACAATGTTAAATACCAATGTAGCAGATACTTCTACAATAGAATTATCAAGTGATACTTTATCTGTATTGAAGGTACCAAATGCATTAACAGCAGGAACTGGTATAACGGCAGCTGGAACATTTGACGGAGCTGCAGCTAGAACTATATCTATAACACCAGGGCAAACTGCTATTACAAGCGTAATGAATGCTAATTTAAAAGTTGGTAGCGCAGCAGATGACCATCATATGGATTTTAGTACTGACAACGAAATTAGATTAGGTTCTAATTCTGTTGTATTTTTAAAAATAAAAGATGACACACAGAATGAAGTTATTATTGGAGACGGAACTGCTGATGTAGATTTTGTTGTAGATAATACTTCTGGTAGTAATGCATTTAAGGTTCAGGCAAGTGACGGAGCAGTTACAATAGCTGGTGCATTAACTGCTGGTTCTTTCAGTACAACAAATTTATTTGGTACAAATGTAATAGGAAATGTATATAAGTTTAATAATGGTGGAAGTGCTGGTAATACTGCTTTTACTATTGCGTCATCTGGTTCGGTAACTTTTGCAAAAGCTTTAGGGTTAGACCATAATTTAACGATAAAACCATCTGCAGGTTTATCTGGTTCTATATTAAATTTGCAAACTGCTCAAGTAGATGTTGCAAGTAACGATATAATAGGTAGTATAAATTTTTCAGCACCAGATTCTACAGCTACTGGAGATGCTAGATTATTAGCAGCTAGTATTGAAGCTGTTGGAGCAGCAACTTTTAGCTCTACTTCTAACGCTACAAAACTTAGATTTAAAGTAGGTAATAGTGAGACTGCATCTACTGCAATGACTATTGATAATAACAAGAAAGTTACTATTGAAGGAGATTTGCAAGTAAATGGAACTACTACAACTATCGAATCTACTGTTGTTAAGATTGATGACCCTATATTTACATTAGGTGGTGCATCAACTGCAGGTTTAGATGACGGCAAAGATAGAGGTATAGAGTTCAAATGGAATAGTGGAGGTGCAAAAACTGGATTTTTTGGTATGGATGATACAGACAATACATTTATGTATATAGCTGATGCATCAGAATCTAGTGAAACATACACTGGAACATTAGGAAATGCTAAGTTTGGTTCGGTTGCAGCAAGTGCAGTTACAGGTGCTACTATTAATTGCGGTACATATTAAGGAGTTAAATGTCTAATACTATACAAATTAAACGTGGTAGCGGCACACCCTCTACTAGTGACCTTGCTCAATATGAATTAGCATACGACTATACAAATGACAAGCTGTATATTCACGACCCTACTAATTCATCTGGTAATGAAATAGTAGAAGTTGGTGGTGGCGGTGCATCCACATCTGGTTCTAACAATCAAGTACTTACTGACGATGGTTCTGGTGGTATAACTTCTGAAGGTAGTCTTACTTTTAATGGTAGTTTATTAACTAATACTGGAGATATTAGAATCCTTACTGGTAGTTTAGGTGTAAATACAAATGCAAATAGTGCAAATGGTAGAATAGCAGCAACATCACACATTGAAGCTGGTGTAGGTAGTGGAGCTATTGGATTAACTATTAATGATGGCGGTGGTAACTCTAATGTTACATTTAACCATACTGGTAGAGTGCCAGAACAGAACGGACAAGCTGCAAGAATTGAAGTAAATACAGATGCTACCTCTACAGAGGGATTAATGTATTTTGAAGTGTCAAGTGCAGATGTTACTTCTGGAAGTGCAATAACTTTGCCGAATGCTATGACTCTTGCTCACGACTATATGGATATTCCGTACAGATTAAGACATATGGGGGATACAGATACATATCTTCAATTCGACAACAATAGAATTAGAATATATGCTGGTGGTGGTTTATTTCTTGACTCTAATAACACTTATTTAACTTCATCTGGAACAGCAGCAAATTCTACTTTATTAAATAATTTAGGAGCTGGTAGCTTTTTAAGAAGTGATGCTAATGACACTTGGAGTGGTAATATATCTACTACTAGTACCAATGGTATTCGTTTTGGTAATGCAAATCAAACAGACACTAATGACGGATTCATTGCAGCTGGTAGATTTGCAAGTGGATTAAATATTGTAGGAACACAGACATCTGCTGGTACTGGTAGACAAATAAGAATATATGGAGATTTAATTGATAGTGGTGGAACTGCCTATCAAAAAGCTACAACATTTACTGCTAATGGAATGTTGTCTACAAGAGGAACTAGTGATAGAGACGGTGTAGGAGATTCTGCTGGATTAACTATTAGCTATTCTCAATCAACTGGAAGTAATAAACCAACTGGAACAGACCACTCTTTATTAACAATGTCATATAGTAGTGCTTGGCAAAATCAAATAGCTCAAGATTGGCGTAATGACGGTCGTATGTATATTCGTGGACAAAATAGTGGAACTTGGAGTAGTTGGCATCAAGTATTTAGTGATGATGATGTGATTCCGTCTGCTAACTTAGACTCAGATACTGCACATTTATCAGGCACTCAAACATTTAGTGGCAGTAAAACATTTACAAACTCACTTAACTTATCTAGTGAATTAAACTTTACAGGTAATGGTAATAAAATTATAGATGTTGAAACCTTAGCTAATAGTAATAATTTTACAATTAGACACCATAATCCAAGTGGTAATTTATTTGAAAATGCTATAAAGTTTACTGCTAATGCAGGTGCAGAAATTTATTATAATGGTAGCAAAAAAT